TGGTGCCAGAATCAGTTCGTTGCACGCTGCTAATTCGGTTTCCGGCAGCCCATTCGCGCGCCAGGATGCCACGGTCAATGTAATCAGTCGCCGCCCAGATTCTGGTGAATTGGAGAACCAATGCGAGTTCGTGACGTTTCTTCTGGCTGAAAACTTTGCGAATGGCGTCGGTGTAACGCCACAGGTCTTTGGTATCGTAACCCTTAATCTCGTCGCAGTTTTCTGCCGCCAGCAGCAGGTTCTGAACGTAGCTGTTGTCAGTGTCCATCTCCATCGCGCTGATAGCTTCGTACTCTTCGCGGGTTACATGATGGCGAATCTGGTCCGCTGTCAGTTGGGACAGCAGTTGTTTACGGATCGGCATTCTGCACACTGGATAGCGGGTATTTTCATCGTCGTGCTCTTCGATCTGGATACCGCCATCAACTGGGAGATCCTTCCCGGTTGTATCGCCGGTGTTGCTGGTGCTTTTTGATTTGAGCAGAGAAAGCTTACCGTCTTTCCACTCTGCCACTAACTGATTGCGGTCTCCGGTATCTACTCTCAACCAGTCGGCCATGAAAGCAGCAAGCAGCTTTACTTCGTGCTCTTCAACTGGCGCGAATACCTGCTTAATAGCCTGAACCAGTTTCCACTCAGCGTTCAGGCTGAGTTCGGCAACCTCAGGGATTTCGCTCTTCGCCAGCAAGAGGTTCTGAAGATAGGTGTTGCCTTCGTCCAGAGACATTTCGCTGGCAGCCAGCTGCTGCTCTTTACTGATATGCGTCTGATATTTGTCGCTGGTCAGGTGGAAGGCAAAACGGACCGCTGGAGTGCGGTTTTCAAGCGTGACACTATCGTCGGTAGTTTCGACGTTAACGGTCGTTTCCGGTGCGGCAGTGTTGTCCACGACTTCAGGCGATTCAGCACCAGCCTTTGGCAGCCAGGTGCGTCCGTCTTCCTGCAGTTCGTAGCGCTCGCACCAGGTGTAATCCACTGCGCCTTCTTCCGGCAGGTCGTTATATACCGGTAAATCGGTGCGGATCGGTTTGGCGTAGTCTTTACCGCGGCCAGTTTCTTCAATACCTGCTTCTTCCAGTGCTACATCGAGTTGGAGATTGGCGCGCGCGGCACTTTTCGCAGTGAACCAAATCACCGCATCTTTTTTGCCAGACTTCTGACTGGCTTTAAGCAGATGGAAAAATTCCATGTCAGATCCTCATTTTTGGATGTAAGATCCCCGGGCCAGAGATAGCGCCCATTGGGTGTGTTTTTGGTTTGGTATAAATTCCGGTGTAACTTTGGTCGGTGGCACCGGACGTGAATCCCGCCTTGCGCGGGGTTTTCGTTATGCTTCGTGAGCCATCTGGTCGAACGAAGCGCAACGTACTGAACAGTAATCGCGTTGTTCGCGTTTCAGCTGCGAGCCGTGGATGAAGAGCAGTTCGTTTTTAACTTCCTTCCCTTGCTCGACCGGCTTGCGGCAGTACGCGCATTTCTTTGCATCACACATCTGGATTCCCCTTCTGCGCCAGCAGGTAACATAAACGGCGAAGAATCACCTCAAATAACTTCAGTTTTACGGCCTGTTGCCGGGCTGGTTTGCGTGCGAAATCAATCACCATAGGACTCCAGTCCGCCAGAGAGAACGCCTCGGATTTTCTGAATCTCGCTACGTGCAGTATCTCGCTGTTGATGCATGAATTGCTTAACAAGAGATAAAGCCCCTAGGACCGCTTCTTGATCTGGGCTCTTCATGTGTTCTGCTGCGGAAATTACTGCTACACGAGCTAATTCAAGGTTTTCGAGACCCGAGAGAACCTCAGATTCGATACTTGCGAATCCTGCATACTTAGTTGCTAGTTTCAGTGCGTCTTTCATTTCACCCTCTTTGCCTTTTCGCCGGCCAGCGGAACGTTTATCACCTGACAACGATGCGGTTGTTGTCGATGTGGATAACAATACAAATAATATTTACATCACGCAAGTGGATTGAAATGAAAATTTTCAATTAAAGGTATGGGAATGCAGCCAAGCTATTGGCTGCAATGAAAAAAAAGATGTGATTTTTACTTATGAATGCTTTGGATGATGTTGGAAACATCATCTTTGAGGAGATCTAGCTCTTTAAGCGTGGCTTTAGCGTGAACGATGAGTCGAAGTTTTTCAGCTTCAGGCATTTGGTTGAACAATGAGAGCAGCGCGGCTTCTTTTTCATCCAGCTGTCGTGGGGGTTCATGCATGCTCAGGTCATCATCACCAGCATCCGGGGGCATAAAAAACCAATGCTCTGGTTTACCTGTGACCGCAGCAAGGCGTTTCAACCTTTCTCCCCGGGGAGCTGACTCACCTTTAGCCCATTGCTGTACTGCCTGGGGAGTAACCATGGCTCTCCTGGCTATGTCAGACATGTTCCAGCCGAACTCATCTTTAATGAGTTGAAGACGGTAGGCGAATGCTTCATGAGGTGCTTTTTTCATGACATTCATTCTACAAGGTAGCCTTTCACAGTGCATTGCAAAGATTATTTGTATTCGTGATTGAAAATATTATTTTCATGTTGTAATCTCAGTTTTCATTCAAAGAGGGCTGGATATGACCAAATCAATTAAACAGAGAGTTTGTGCTGTCATGACTCAAACAGAGATCGCCAAGAATCTTGGCACAACCTCTCAAGCTGTAAGCCTTTGGCTAAATCATGAGGTTCCCGCGCATCGAGTGCTCCCTATGTGCAAGTTATTGGAATGGAAAATCACGCCTCATGAAGTTCGTAGTGACATTTACCCGAACCCAACTGACGGCCTACCGAATCTGGAGTCCTGACCATGCACGCCATTTCATATCAACAAAATACCGGATTACCTCTGGCGGCGATGATAAATCGCAATCAGCCAAGCCTGACAGATGAGCATGAACAGATCCGCGATGCCGTTCGTGCCTGGGCCGCGTCACTGGATAACCAGGATGTCGTTGCGGGGATCATCGTTGAAGAGTGGGAGAGACAGGGAGGCACCGGGCTGGATTTTCCCGAAGACCTGAGCCGCAAACGTCAGAAACTCTTCCGTTGGCTCGACGGTGATACGGATTATGCGCGCAAAAACATCAGCCTGCTGTCGACCGCGATCGTCGCCGTTCTCCCACTTGAATTCCGTGGTCGCCTGGTACCTCAGGACTGCTTTATGACGCGGTATGCAGCGATGGAGAAGGAGATGGGTGAAGCGAAACGCGCGGTAATTCTAAGGGCACCACAGCATCAGTTGGTGAAAGAGGTGAGGGAGGGCATTGAGCATCTGCTGGCGCTTCTGCCAGGGGAGGCTGTTGTTCAGGTTCTGAGTGGTCTCGCGGTCATGAGCCCGGGCGTCATGTGAGGTGCGCAGTGAATCATGTCGAATCTAAGGTGAAAGCCGCGGTGCACGAACACCAACGGCTTTCGGGTGCAAAAACAGGACGTAATTGCGAGGTCATTATGACAAACGCATGTATTAAACACCAGGCTAAAGGGGCATAGCATGTCAAATGTCGCTTATGCCGATTTTGCGGCGCGTACCGCCGTCAGGAGCAACCGGATGGAGAACCAGAAGACCGGATTCATCCCGTTGTACCGGAGTGTACTGAAGAAGCCCTGGGCGAAAGATGTATTCCTGCGCACGCTGTGGGAGAACCTTCTCATGGCTGCGGCACGTCAACCCTATACGGCTACCTTTAAAGGCCGACAGTGGCCGCTACAAACCGGACAACTGGTAACTACAACGGCCGATTTAGGGCTGAAATTATGCGACCGGGAAGGGAAGCCGAGCAGTCGTCACGCTGTGGACAGAATGCTTGATGTTTTCGAGCGCGAAGGAATGATTTCTCGTTCTGGAGAGAAGCGAAAAGGCACTGTGATAACCATCACAAATTATGAGCAATATGCTCAAAAAACGGACGATTTACCCGCGCAATTCCCCGCGCATAACGGCGAGCATTTCACCGCGCATGACGAAGCCAGTAATGGCGCGGCTTGCGAGGGTCATGCCGCGCATTTACCCGCGCATAAGGCCGCGCAATTCACCGCGCATCATGAACAACAATGTAATAACAACAATATAAATAATAAGATCTCTTCGTCTCGGAATTCTGAAGAATCCCGAAACGAGGCGACTCAAAAACTCCTCTCTCGTCACCCGGAAGCTGCTGACGGAATCTATACCCCGTCAGGTAAGTCATGGGGAACTGCTGACGATCTCAAAGCCGCTCGCTGGATTCATTCTCTGCGCCTGACGGTCAATGCCAGTCTGAGCGAACCGAAGTGGGTCGAATGGGCTAACACAATCCGCCTGATGCGCGTCCAGGACAACCGTACACACTTCGAAATTTGCGATCTGTTCAAGTGGGCCAACAAGGATGATTTCTGGAAAGACAACATCCTGAGCCCTTCAAGCCTGCGCAGGAAGTGGGACGACCTAACTACTAGGCGCTTGCGCAGCGGTGGACAGACAACGAAGTCCACTGCGAAGGGCAAGATCGATTTCAACAACACAGACTGGATAAACGGGGTGTTCGATGAAAAATCTTTCTGAGCAGATGGTCAGCATAGACCGTGAAAATTTTGCGCGCGTAGCACGCGGTATGCCGGAGTTGCAGGATGCGCAGGACACGCCCGCTGAGCAGACCGCAGAAATCTTCAACGCACTGTTTAGCGCCTTGCGTGCAGCATTCCCGGCCAGTGTCCATAGCTTCAACGACCAGTCTGAGTTTGACGAACTGCGCCGCCAGTGGGCTCTGGCATTTCGTGAAAATGGGATCACCACCATGGAACAGGTGAACGCCGGGCTGCGTGCCGCACGCCGCCAGGAAAAACCATTCCTGCCATCTCCAGGACAGTTTGTCGCCTGGTGCAAAGCGGAGGACAGTGCCGCTCTGGGGCTGCCTGACCAGAATGAACTCGTTTCGCTGGTGTATGAATACTGCCGCAACCGGAGCCGCTACCACGACGCAGAGTCCTATCCGTGGCCGGACTATGACATAACACCACACACCGTGAAATTCCGTGCCTGTTACTGGCTTGTAACCACGCTGTACCAACAGATGCGTTCCGCAGGCCTCAGCGATATGGAGCTGAACTGCAGAGCAGCTGAGGAACTGGCGAAGATAATTAAACGTATACGCCATGGGGAAGAGCTTCCCGAACCGGTTGCGCGTCTCCCTGTGCTGGGTGGCAAGCCGCTGACGCGAGAGCAGAACATGTTACGGGTGCAGGAGATTCGGGAGAAATTCGGACTCAAAGGCGGGAGGGGATGACTATGGCGAGCAAAAACCTCTGGACGATTATCCACGCCATCCAGCGCAGCGGGGAGATAACTCCACGTCAGATACGACACCTGCTGGGCTGCGACAGTAAAAAGGCTTGTCGACTGCTGGAGCATCTTGTTTCGGTCAGCGCGGTGAAAAACATCGGTCAGCGCAGACACCCGGTCTATGTGATGCAGCCAGGCGGCGAAATGCGCATAAAGCCGTTGCCGTTGGTACGTCAGAAACCCAGCGTTGCTGTGTCGCCAAAACTGGCTGGGCGATGGATTCCAAAAAAACAGCGGGAGTTCGAGAGTATTACTCCCAATAAACAGGCGGATACCGTGCGCAGTTGCACAAACGGAATATTTCAGGAGTGCCGCAACAGCGCGGCAATGAAGCGAGTATTGATGGTTTGGGGGAGGGTAGGGGTATGAGTAAGCAAGAATTAACTGAAGTGATCGTGACAAAGTACGCGCTTTCAAAAGGTCCGTTTAAGGTTCTAGCCGAAGTATCTCATGGCGGATCAATGGCTTCTTACAAACTTCCTGGGTTCTATATGGCGACTGCTCACGGTAAGGACTTTTGGCTTAATGAAGCTGATGCCTTATCTGATTGCGAGCGTCGTCGATTAGCGAAAATTAAGTCTATCGAGAAGCAAAAAAAGAAACTCGAAAGCATGACTTTCCTCATTGAAGGAGCCTCCTAATGAGCAACATCGACAAACTACCGTATCGCGCTGACGGCGGCGATATATGCACTGGCCGCCTCAAAGAAATAGCGGACAACCCGTACGGTGACGAAGAGAAATGCTGGCTGGCTAAGCGGGTTCTGGCGTTGCTGGATGAACTGGAAGCCGATGGACAGCAGATCAAAACTTTAGAAAGCCGGAATCGCAGCCTGGATGGAATTATTGCTACAGCAGAGATGCGCATTGCAGAACTACAAGAGCACCGTAAAGCTGAAAGCTTCGAGGTTATTTATCAGTGTGAATTCTGCCACCATGACGGTAACGGTGATCTGCAATGGCACTGGGAAGACGTGAACAAGGAGTTTTATGACCAGTATGACGTTGGTCGCCGCGGTAAACGCCGAGTTCTCTACACCGCTCCGTCTGCGCCGGTAGTACCGCAAGATTCGGCTGTTGAGTCGTTAGCAACTGACCTGATGAAGAGGATCGATAGAATAACTGGTGAGCGTCACAGTGTCGCCACACTAAGTGCTTTGCGGGTTAGCATTGTAGAAGCCTGCCGCGCCGCCATGCAGTCAGTGGCAACGACGAAGGAGGTGCGATAGTGGATCCTTTGCTCGAGTAAGCCTGGCGTCGTGTTACTGAACCCGAAAGACTGCTACTGGTTGAAATCATGGAAATTGTATGGCCAGCCGAGGTTGGCATGGCCTCTGCGCTTCGTGTGATGGAGCGCTAGCGCTTTGCGATGCGGGACACAGTGGAAAAATATCTCCGCGTAACAGTGGAGCGACGTGGTCTTGTTGGCCACGGATGCTGCAGTATCGTCCATTTTTATCGCACAGTTATCGGCATTTTTTAATGACATTAGAAGTATTGAAGTATTGCACTATATTGATTACAGTCTGACAGGTTGGCTGAATAAACTTTTAGGTGGGGCAAATGGAAAGGACTACTATGGAAGTGCATAATAAAATCGGTAAGAAAATGTTGAAGGTGCTAGTGTTTGCAGTCATACCTTTAGTATTGCTATTTATTATTAACTTTACTTCTTATTTTTCGGTGTTATTTAATGGATTAAAAGATTTTTTTTCATATTTACCGAATGTCATATCTTCGCACAATGTCCCTTTGAGTGCCGCCATGGGAGCATATGTTAAAACCGCTCCATTAATAGCAATCGTATTCTTTTTTTATTATCATGGGTTAATGTCCGTTAAGAAAGGTGTAGCAGTAAGTGCACTAATTTCATCATTACTCATGTACTATATTTTTTATGCGGTGATAGCCTATTTAACTATTCTTTCCGACCATGACATAGCCAATGCACGCAAGTGGATTTGTTTGTTTTCTGAAAATGATTTTCTTTTGATGATTTTCTATATGGCTATGTACGCAGCAGTCTATATCCTTACTGTTATGCTTCTGTGGTTTAGCGTCGGCGTGGTAAAAGAGTTGAAGCAGAGAGGCTAGAAGCCTCTCTGTTTTTTTACCAAGCTGCTTTAATCAGTTGTGAGTTGACTTTCTCAGCAACTTTATCATCAATCAAAGATGCGACGTAGACAATGCCCAAAGTTCCCGCGACTAATGTCACAGTTGCGGGAAGTGAGCCTGCGATTAAAAATGTCGAGACAATTCCGCTAAGTACTGCTAGAGCCAGAGCGGATGTAATTCCACTCAAAACCCAAGACTCAACTTCGAGAATGAGTGGACCCCATTTGCCAGTTTCATATCCGATGATACTTTTTTCAGCAACTTTTTCGACCTTAGAAAGCCAACCCGCGACAGAGAACGCTTTGCTCAGGTTTGCAAGTTTACTGGCCATGTTGTTTCGGTCAATGCTTTTCCATGCATTGATAAGAGCGGTTTTATCTGCTGCGCTAATTTTCATATTTGGGTTAGCGGTAAGCCGATTCAAAGTCTTCATGGCATCGTTAAAGCTACGAATATTTTTACCTTGGAAATTTCTTACATTATCTGCTATTTCCTTGGCTAAAGATTTGAATTTGGCACTTGCTATGCCGCTAATTTTTTCACCGGCATCTTGAATAAGATCGGCGGTCTTCATAAGTAGTTCTTTTTCAGTGATTTTCTTTGCGTTTGCCTCGTCGACGAGCTTCTTATCTTCGTCAAGCATCATTTGAACTTTCTTTCTCAGCTCTCCTTTGACTTTATCAGGGATAGCGCCTTTAGCCTTGGTTTCTTTATACATATTTACCAAGGCCTTGCGAGAAATACGGTCCGAGTAGAGCTTGGCTGCACGTTCTTCTACGGTTGCCGGGCCCCGCGGTTTACTTTCATTAACTACATTAGAAATGATTCCGTCAATGCCGCTTGAAGTGCCAGAGTTATTTGATGAGCCAGCCCCTGTAAGTTTATGACCTGTCTCCAAATCACCAAAAACTACCTGCCCCCCAGAATATCTCAACCCAAACAACATGCCGCTCAACTGAAGTGTGCTTGCTTGTTCGACATCAATATTATCAATGGAGATACTAAGTGTACCAGTCGGTGATAAACCTAAGAGATGTACTTTCGCGGATGGGTTAATAGCTTTAACTGCAGTCAATAATTTTGACAGTTTGTCACGTACGACCGGGTCAGATTGAACTGCTGCAATTTGCTTTGCCTGTGGAGTTGAAGGTGAGTTGTTTCTATCATTGTTTCCGCTGTTACCTTCAGGGCGTGGTGACTGATTGCCTCGTTCAGAACTCCAGTTTGTACCATCACCAAAATTAGTAGCCATAATAATCTCCTTTTTTACATAGATAATGTGCTAACTTTCGACATTAACCATATCCAAATACTGGACTCACAATTCTTTGGATAGGGAAAATTAACTATCAACTGGAATAATAAGTCAACTAACATAACTGTTTATCCATACAGTTGTTTGGATAATACGCCTGGCTATAACCTTGTCAACTCCAAAATGCGTAAAAAATCTAAAAATCTCGAATCCGTTACAAAATCTGATTTATGCGAATTTTCCATGGTGCCTGAATAAATCTGAGTGCACGTAAGCTCAATAAGAGGAACCACATAACGTTTTTCTTCGTTGTAATGGGGCTGTGATTATTTAACACCATATAATACTTATACGGACGTTTAGAGCTCCGATTTTGTTATACTTACAACGGCGAACAGGGCTTGGATAAGAATATAGTACTGCAGGTTAAACGTTAACGGTTGCGTTACCTTGAATTACTCTTTTGACCAATACCCTGGGGACAGTGCCTTTAATTGTCTTAAAGATGTAGTCAGTGGTGAGATGTGAGAGACAGGAATTGCTCACTCATGACCTGTGTAGGAAACTTAATATTTTTCATATATATATTCAGTATAGGTTCTGAAGAATTTAAGCATGTAATTGTTCTTCAGCCACATCAAGTGATTCTGTTCATAAGCGAAAATGAAATGTGAGGTAAATTTGATTAATGCCTTTTCCAGCACTTTGAAGTTAACTGGCATGTGCAAGACAAACTGCCTGTACGCTGGAGTAATGCTTACCACTCCCTTTCCTTGAAGTACTGTAGTTAAAATCTAAAAAAATCTTTAAAAACAATAAGATGATTTCATGGTGTTTCCCCGCTTTAAGCCGAGTGAAACAGCGATTTCGGAATGAAAATTAACGATTCGTGCTGTTAAAGCATTGATCATTTTTATACATGGGTGTACTGTATATTCATACAGTTAAGTCGGCGAGGATAATCATGAAAGTTGAGTTAACCATTGATACAACTAAGAAAAATCCAGATGGAGCAATGTCAGCGCTGGAAAAAGAATTATTGAAAAGGCCCCAAAATCAGTTCGAAGATTGCAGTTCGGTTGTCCGAAATACTGGTTCGGATGGGTCGGGTGTTTATAGCGCAGCAAAGGAAGCTAAGAACACGGTTGAAGGGATACTCCAGGAAACCTGGGAAAGTGCAGACGACCAGTTCTATTAAGGTTTTAAACAGGGGTAGCGCGCATTTTCAGAATACCGCAATTTGCGAATCCCATTGATGCTGCTGCCGACAATTTCTAATCGCGTCTGTATGTCGCTCAGGGGGATTACGTGGGGGGTGTAGCTCAGTCAGATCTACGAGTGACCATAACCGATGGAAAAGGAAGAGAGCTGCTGACCTTCAGAATGGGGGCAGAAGAGCGATATATAATTTCCACCAACGACAATTCCATAACTCATAGAAAATTAAGCAGGGATGATCGTTACTGGTCGAAGGAAACTATTATGGAAGTTGTTAGGGAAATGGCTTCTAAAAATTGACTTGTCACTACGTACACAATCATAATTCTTGAGCTGGCCTGAACAACCAGCAACCTGACCTCGATGCGCCACGGAGTGAATACCATGGCGCAGTTACAACTCATTAAACAGTCCTCAGGGATCCTGATCCCGGCTACGCCGGAGAGCAGCGATTTACTGCAATCAAAAATTAAGCTAGGCGCCGTGCTGGTGGCCGACTTTAAACAGGTACGCAATCCTGCGTTTCACCGCCGCTTTTTCGCTCTGCTGAATCTGGGCTTCGAATACTGGGAGCCTACCGGCGGCGCTATCTCCTCCAACGAACGCAAGCTGGTTACTGGCTATGCCAAATTCCTCGCCTCATACGGTGGGAACGAAGGTGCGCTGCTGGATGCCGCTGAGCACTATCTTGAGCAGGTAGCGAGCCGTCGCGTAACAAACGGGATCAGCCTCTGTAAATCCTTCGATGCCTACCGCGCCTGGGTGACGATTCAGGCCGGGCATTATGACGCTATAAAACTTCCTGATGGCACCCTTCAGAAACACCCACGCAGCATCTCATTCGCGAACATGGACGAAATCGAGTTCCAGCAGCTCTACAGAGCCGCGCTTGATGTCCTCTGGCGCTGGATATTGTCAAAAGCGTTCAGAGACCAGCGTGAGGCGGAGAACGCCGCTAAACAACTCATGAGCTTTGCGGGGTAATGGGGATGAAGTACACCTGGTTTCATCATACCGATTGCACAACCCAGCAGGCCGAAGAACTGATTAAGCGTTACAAAGCACGCGGCATCCGAGTCGAGCGCAGCCTCAACCAGGATTATGTTACCTGGACTGTCAGTGCATATCTTCCGACCTCAAAAACACCAGCGCGCCCGGATAGTCGATGGCGTAACCGGATGTGGGGGTAAACGTGAAGACATATAAAATCACTTTGCCCTGGCCTCCGAGCAACAACCGGTATTACCGGCACAACCGCGGGCGCACGCACATTTGCTCTGATGGCGTCGCGTATCGCTATGCGGTAGCCACTGCGATCCGAAGCGCCCGGCTTAATATCCTAACGGCTGCATCACTCAAAATCCTTATTGAATGTCACATGCCTGACCGCCGGCGCAGCGACCTGGATAACCTGCAAAAAGCTGAATTCGACGCTTTGACCAGTGCGGGGTTCTGGCTGGATGACTGCCAAGTTGTGGATTATCGCGTTGTGAAAATGCCTGTCGTTAAGGGCGGAAAGTTAGAACTCACCATTATCGAGTTGGAGACTGCATGAATCTCGAAAATACACTTAAATATCACTTCGCCAGATCGACAATGATTAGCGACTCTCCGCGTGCTACTGCATCAGACTCATTAACCGGAACGGATATAATGGCTGCCATGGGTATGACGCAGGAACGGGCCGCTATAGGGTACAGCGCATTTCTTGGGAAGATGGGTATCAGCAGTAACGATCGGGATAGGGCGATTGAGTTGCTGACCCAGTACGCGTTGACTAAGTGCGATCGGGTTGCTGCGCTTCGCAAACTGGATGCCAGGGTTAAGCCATTAGTAATGCACCAGTTGGCCACCTTCGCGTTCGAGGACTATTCCCGCAGCGCCGCCAGCGTGAAGCAGTGCGATGGCTGCAATGGGGAAGGGTTCATTGATGCCGAAGTATTCAGCATGAAGTCCCACACTCCGGCAAAAGAGAAGAAATTCGTGAAGATGTCTTTGCACATGGGTGTCGAAAATATTCGCCCTTCCGAGTATGAGGTGCGCAGGCAGGTCAGGGAGGTAGCGCGCGTTCTCTGCCCTCAGTGTAAGGGTAAGAAGGTTGTTAGTTGTGCCTGTAGAGATTGTCATGGCCGCGGAAAAGCAATTAATCAGGTTCTTACGGAACAGCAGGGCGTTCCGGTACTGGCTGATTGCAGGCGCTGTGGTGGGCGTGGCTACGAGCGAATCCCTTCCACTGAGGCTTACGCCGCGATGTGCCAGATAACGGGTGCAATCAGCCTCAATACTTGGAAGAAGTCTGTTAAGCCATTCTACGATCAGCTTATCACCAAGTTTGACATCGAAGAGGCGTGGGCTGATGCACAGCTCAAGCAGATAACAAAATAGGGCGTGAATTTATCGTGAGCTATTTACTTTTCCCGAAACTGTGTTAAATTTGCTTTAACGATGGGTTATTGCCTTCGTTTAGGCCCTGCGGTTAATCCCGCAGGGCTTTTTTATATTGCTTTGGAATATCGTTCATTTCGTCTACACAATTGATACGGATCATTTACATATTGAGTGCTAATGTTAAATATGTAGGTTCATCAATTGGAGGAATGATATGAAAAATGCACTACTAGGGACTGTATTGGCTTTAACAGTAGCAACCTTTGGCGTATCTGCAGCTGATATGATTTCCAAGGACGAAGCCCATCACTTCAAACTTGAGTACATTGGTAACGTATCTGTCGGTGCCTCAGGCGGACAAATTTCTTCACCTTCGGATCTTCATAAACAACTCTCAAAATTGGCAGATGAGAAGGGCGGGAAATACTACGTCATTATCGCTGCTCGTGAACATGGCCCTAACTTTCAGGCCGTGGCGGAAGTATTTAAATAACTTAAACGGCTGACTTTGAAACCCGCTCTGGGCGGGTTTTTATTGACTTGTTTTAGCTCAGCTAGTTTAAGCGTGTGACTCATAATCGCCCGGTCGCTGGTTCAAGTCCAGCAAGGGCCACCAAACCGCCACTAGCTCATCGGGAAGAGCGGCAACCCAGGTGTTGTGGTACGGGGTTCGAGGCTCCGGTGGCGGACCACTGCAGACTTAGCTCAGCAGATAGAACACCTGACTTGTAATTAGTGTGTCACCAGTTCGATTCTGGTAGGCGGCAACATAATGCGGGCACTATATGATTGCTATGACCTAATAAGCCTTCCAGTTTGATAAGAGACCTATACAGGGACCAATATTGGTGGCTTGTGGACCAAAAGATAAAAAATACAGCCCCAATATAATTTAGCACGTTATTATGAGTTGTCTCGTTTGTAACAACAAAGGCCTATACGGCAAGTATTTGGACAGTTTGAAAAAATCTTGTTGTTTTTCGGGCAGTTTAGGCTGGATATTAATATTGACCACAGTGATGGGGTGAATGGCATTATATGATATATTGCATGCTTTTGATATTCTGAAGCCCTGCAAATACCTTCGTTGATAGTAGTTATCTCATCTCCAGGTAGAAAATGTATATCCCCACTGTGCCAGAGCACCAGGTTCATTTTGTTGGTAGAGGTAATCCAAGAAAATACGGTGCCGGTCGATGGGTCAATTAAACTATCAATTACAATCCACATATTCTCATCCTTAGTAACCTTAAGGGCTTTCTTCGTTTCACTTAAGTATATCTCCTAACATATTGAAAAAGATCGACATTTTTTATGGGATCGACTTGCGGTAGGAAGCGCTGGAACTAAGATGATGAAACTTAAGAAACCACTGATGCTCTATCATCGTTGATGGTGTGCTGGTAGCCGGGGTGATTGCTCAGCTCTGGCCGCTGATTAAATCCAGTAAATTACACTGAGTAAAAGGTCATTTCTGATAGCCTTTGACACAGTGAAAGTTTCACATGGAGTGCTATATTTAAAGTGGCATTCGATAATGCTCTCGATACTTCAAAACACTTGGCGTGGACACGCCTAACACGCAGAGACAACTGCATGACCCCTGACCAGCAACTCCTTGCTGGTCTTTTTTTCGTGTTGAGATAATTATTGACGGCGTGAATGCTTGAGAAATAAATTATGTATGTGGTGAATCCTTTCTAAGCGAAAGGGCGTCCAGTCAACTGCATTTGCATGTATGCACGCGCCTTTACTGACTGGGGTAAGGGCACCGGGAGGCACCCGGCACCACGTTATTTCTGCAAAATCTTATCCCAATGGAAGGGGTTGAAGTGATAAAGTTTAATTCATCTGTATTTGCATTTTTCCTCCTGTCAGGTTGTAGTTCTGAGGTTGTTATCAGTCCTCCCCAAAAGCCAGATTACAAGTCAATGCCTGAAATAACCCAGTCGGTGACACCATCTCAACAGCGTGCCATTATGGCTGGTGAGCGACCTGACTGGTCTGAAAGAGCCTCGGTCAAAACTATGAAGCGATATTAAAAACACTTACCAAGTAAGGCTGCCATCCGGTGGCCTTTTTTATTTCCCCTCAAATAACTGAGAGGATTCACAGCAATGAGGGGGACCGATGTCCGATCCAATTTCTGGCACTGGCTTAGCAGGTGGTGCTCTGACGGGTGCCAGTATCTATGGCCTGCTTACAGGTACAGATTATGGTGTGGTGTTTGGCGCATTTGCAGGGGCCGTATTCTACATCGCCACAGCAGCGGATCTGAGTGCAACCCGCCGACTGGCATATTTCATAGTGTCGTATATCGCCGGGATCTTGTGCTCCGGGCTGGTGGGCTCAAAGTTATCTGCCTGGACTGGTTACAGTGATAAGCCTCTGGACGCCATCGGTGCCGTAATTATTTCTGCATTAGCTGTCAAAATCCTGACGTTCCTGAACAACCAGGATATTGGCTCGCTGGTGGCGCTGATAACGCGCCGGGGAGGTTCTGGTGGTACTAAATGACCCAACCGCAACATTAAACGCTCTGCTATGTGCCGGGGTGGTGATAACCCTGATGTTTTATCGTCGTGGTGATTCACGCCACCGTCCGTGGGTTTCGCGTTTAGCCTGGCTGATTACGGTAACGTACAGCGCTGTGCCGCTGGCGTATCTGTGCGGCATTTATCCTCATTCCTCATGGGCCACTATTGCGGCCAACATTATTTTCCTTTCCGTGCTGGTGGTCGTCAGAGGCAACGTTGCACGCCTGGTTGATCATCTGAGGCATTAATGAACCAATCACAATTTCAAAAGGCGGCTGGTATCTGCGCCGGGTTAGCTGCGCGCTGGTTTCTGCATATCGACGCCGCCATGAAGGAATACGGCATAACCGCACCGCTTGATCAGGCCATGTTTATTGCCCAGATGGGGCATGAAAGCACCAAATTTACCCGGCTGGTGGAAAATCTGAATTACGCGGCTGAAAACTTAGTGCCGACGTTCGGCAGCCACCGCATTACGCAACAGCAGGCCGACGCACTTGGCAGAACGGCAACGCAACCGGCAAACCAGAAAGCGATCGCCAATCTTGTATACGGTGGTGAGTGGGGAAAAGAACACCTGGGCAATCAGGTTTCCGGTGATGGCTGGAAATATCGCGGTCGCGGCCTGAAGCAAATCACCGGGCTCAGCAATTACCGCAACTGTGGCCACGCGCTGAAGCTGGACCTTGTTACCCAGCCTGAATTGCTGGAACAGGATGAATATGCAGCTCGCTCCGCTGCATGGTTCTATGTCTCTCACGGCTGTCTGCTTCATTCCGGAGACGTGGAGCGCGTCACGCTGCTTATCAACGGCGGCCGTAACGGGCTGGATAAACGCCGCGCACTGTTTAACCTGGCGAAATCAGTTCTGCTGTGAGGTCACTATGGGGGTTGAAACTTTAATTGGTATTGCTGCAGCAGTCATTGCGGCAATCGCTGGCGCTTTCGGCCTGGGCCATATTCGCGGCACCAGCAAAGCGGAAGCGAAAGCCGACCAGCAGCGCACTGAAGAGAACGCAGCGGCGACCGTTGCGGTGGCAGAACGTAAAGCTGAAGTCACTAAAGAGGCCAGCAATGTACAGCAGACCGTTAACCATATGCCTGATAACGATGTTGATCGCGAGCTGCGCGAAAACTTCACCCGCCCCGGTGGTAGTTGATACGGGGTGTCTGTGGACCCGAATTATTTACCTGACTGATCACGATATCGGCGTGCTGGATAAACAGACCAAACGTGACATCCTGGCGCAGAACAAAGCGTGGCAGGCAAACTGCTTGAAGAAATAGAACCTTATATCTTGCATTCATTGACGGTCAGCAGGGATGGCCTACTAATTAACCAAATGTAACATTAACTTTATGAACAAAAGCGGAAAAATTATTAAAATAGTTTCATTTAGGATGGATAGGTAAACTACATGAAACATATACTTTGTGCGCTATTTGTTTTCGTATCATCGTCTGCTTTCGCTGATGTTGAACAGCATCTTGCCGAGTTAGAGCAAAAAAGTAATGCGGTCCGAACAAAAATTATCAACGAAGTAAGTAATGAGCAAATTAGGCAACAAAATAAACTTGCCATTCAAATGAAAATAGATAAGTTGCGGGCACAAATCGGCGGCGAATCAGATTTGCAAAAGAAAGCAGAAATGGAAGAGCAGCTCAAAAATTTACAGTCTCAAAAAAATAGTCTCTGAATTTAGTCAATTTAGCGTTCATAATCTAAGCAAATTAGCATATCTTCAGCCTCGCTCACGCGGGGCTTTTTTATGCGCGTCGCAGCGCATTACCAACCGAGAGCCTATAGGAAGCGAGCCTGAGATAAATCGTTATCTCTCGGGGTGGCTTATCTATGCGACCAGGCTCGCAACTTATAGGTGAAATATGAAGAAGTTGATGACTACTGCTTTTGTATTCGTGCTGGTCTAGGGGCTGTTTGGCCTGCTGGTTTACGCGACATTACAGGGCGACCATTCACTGATGAGCATCGTCGTGGCGGCATACTGGGCGATCATCGCTCTTGCATGCTTCACCTCGCCTCTGTTCCTTGTGGCTGTATTCATGGCCAGGAAAGAGAGCGACCCCATGGAACGGGCCAAGATGCTTATCCCTCTGAAGAACTACTACAAACGAAAGGGCGCGATCAAGAATTTTATTAACCTTGTGACTATGGCTGCCATCTTCGTCATGCTGTCTTACTCCGGATGGGTATTCACGTCACTGTTCTACATTCTCGCTTGCGGCTTTGTAAACCTGCTCAATTCGGTTGGCAGAGACAAATTCGAAGAGCTGACAGACCACATCGTTAAGCTGTAAGTCATTACAGAAGCTCTTCACTAAGGGGCTTAAATAATGATAAATTCCCACTTTTGAGTGGGAGGATGTATGGATACAAATTCAGCTGCTATGGCTACTCAAATTCCATGGGCCGCAGTTATAACTGGATTAGCTGGTTTAACAGGAGCGCTTGGTGGCTCACTCCTAACGAATTTCTTTGCCGAGAAACGATGGGATAAGCAAGTTAAGGCTGAATCAGATAAAGAATCAAGAAAGCTAATGCGTGAGAAGGGTGAACAAACTTTCTTCGCACTTACAAAGTGGAGTAAAGAAATTTATTTCTTTTACTCTGCGAGGTTAGGTTACTTGCAAGGAAGCATCACTGAAGAGCTATTGGACCAAGTCATAAAAGAAAAAATCAACTCATCCACTCATGGTGAGGTTGACGTACTGATTAAGCTTTACTTTCCAAACTTTAAAGTCGATGTTGATACAATCTTTGAAAAGCTTGATGCATGCAATAAAGTCTTTGGGTTATCCGAGTCTGGAAATCTATCTAAAACCAATGCACTGCAAAGGATGATTCCATTAGTAACGGACGCTGAGGAGTCTATGGAAAAGCTCATGGAAAAATTCTGTGAGTGGATAGCCACTAAAATTAAATAACCGCCAAAGGGCGGTTTTTTGTTGCCATCACCCTGGGTAGGCTCATCGTAATGGCAACGCTACTATCAAACTAATGGCTTTCCAGTTATCCTGTGATGGATAACGCTCAGCACAAACCGGACAAGTACGTATGTGATTGGGGCGTGCAGAATCGCAACCCAGTCATCGGAAGTAAGCATGTCGTCTCCTTTTCAAAGTATGTATGGAATGGCCGGGATTGGCCCTTCTATACTGGTCTCTAAAGGCATGCGTAGGACGTCCAACACTGTTGGACGCCACGTCCTATAGTGGTCTTAAATTATCCCCTGCAACGGATAATCACGCCAACATCCCTTCAAGCGGATAAAGAGGCTATCTATGTCAGACATCTATCAAATCACCCAAACAGGCGAAACCTTCACGGGCAAGATGTCACGACGTCAGCCTGTGCTGGTAAATGGCTTTGTGCCGCTGGCGACCGAGACGGGTCAATGGCTGTATTTTTGCTCCGGCCGATGTTAAGCGCGTGCAATTCACGCCAGCACCGGAAGAGCAAACCGAGCAGTCGGAAGAACAAACAACGGAGTAACTAATGAGCAAACCGGACTGGGAGGCCATCGAGACGGCGTACCGGGCCGGAGTGATGTCCCTCCGAGAAATAGCATCACAACACGGTATCAGCGAAGGTGCTATCCGTAAGCGTGCAAAGCGTGACGACTGGTCGCGTGATCTGAATGCGAAGGTGAAAGAACGCGCTGACGATCTGGTACGCAAAGCAGAGGTACGCAAACAGGTACGCAGTGAAGTCACTTTTAACGAACGCGTACTCATCGAGGCGACGGCTGAGGTAATTGCCAACGTCCGCATGGAGCATCGCGGCGACATTAAGCGCGCCCGGCAGATAACCAACGCCCTGTTTGATGAGTTGGGCGCGGAGTGCGCAGACGTGGCCGCACTGGAGAAGCTCGGAGAGTTGATGTTCAACCCTGACGATAAGGGCCAGGACAAGCTCAATGAGATTTACCACAAGGTCATCAGCATGCCGGAGCGCGTTAAGTCGGTTAAGGCACTGAGCGACGCGCTGAAGAATCTGATCGGGCTTGAGCGTCAGGCCTACGATATCGACGGGCCGGAAGGCGACAACTCTGTTAAGCAACTTTCTGACCTGATGGATTCACTGTCTCAGGGGGCGTAATGAAACCTGAGCACCTCAAGTTGCTGGCCGACAAAGACTGGCGGCTGAACAATCTCTACTGGATCACCGACAAAGAGGGAAAGCCGACGCGGTTCAGGATGACGCCTGAGCAACGGGAATACTTCGAGGGGATCCACACCCGCAACATCATCCTTAAAGCTCGTCAGCTCGGCTTCACCACTGAAGTGTGCATCATCCAGCTCGACGCGGCTCTGTTCGAGTCGGCGAAGTGCGCGCTGATTGCTCACACGTTGAATGACGCAAAGCGCTTGTTCCGCGAAAAGGTGAAGTACGCATACGACAAGCTGCCCGCAGAGATAAAGGCGGCCAACCCGGCTAGCAATGACTCTTCTGGTGAGCTCGTCTTTAAGAAGGGCGGATCACTCTACGTCAGTACGTCATTTCGTGGCGGTACGCTGCGCTATCTGCACGTTTCCGAGTTCGGAAAGATATGCGCCAAGTATCCGGACAAAGCCCGCGAGATCGTCACTGGTGCGTTTGAGGCGGTTTCGACTGGATGCTTCGCTACTATCGAGAGCACAGCCGAGGGACGGGCGGGTTACTTCTTCGATTACTGCCAGAAGGCAGAGAAAGCGTTGCTGCAGGGTAAGCCCTTATCCGCGCTGGACTGGAAGTTTTTCTTCTTCTCCTGGTGGAAGAACCCGCAGTACGCAATCGACCCGGTC